CCCATCATCCAAAGACCACGACCGGGTGGTGTCCACTTTAGATTGAAGAGACGATCGTAGGCGTCCTTTGCCGTCTTTTGTGACTTGTTATCATTCCATTCGAGACCAAGACGATAAACGTGCTGCTTCTGCATCTCAAACATACCCTCAATGACTCGTCTACATGTTTGATACCATTCTTCGGTGCCAGTAGCTTCCTCATCGAATTCGCTTAGTCTGCGAGCATAGGTGCGTTTGAAGGTTACATAACCCAGTGGACCCCAAGGAACCTCACGTTCCTTATATTGATCTATAAATGTATCTGATAGTTTAAATCTACGAATGTGTGTTCTCATTTTGCGTTACTCCTTAGCTTTCTGAACTTGTCGTATTTGTTCTTCAATATTTCTCTTTGTTCCTTGACTGTTACAACAACAGGGTTGGTTGCAACTTGTGCTGCAGTACCAGAAGGAACAACTGGCTTGGGCAACATTTTGATGCACACATTCGATGTGTCCATGAATAGGTCATAAACAATACCATCGGGTCCATTACGATTCTTTGCAATAAACATCTTGGCTTTGTTATTCTGCTTGTCTTCGATAGTACGAGACAGAGTACAAATGAAGTCAGCGACGAAACACTTGTTGAATGCCTCGGAGATCTGCTCCATGGTTACAACCTCTGCATTAAGACCAGAACGGTTGGTCTGAGAGGCAGTCCAAACAGGGCAGTTGAATTCGTTGGAAAGCCCTCGTAGTTCCTCGTAGATTGACTCCAGTTCCGTCCTTTTTTCTTTTCGGACTACCACAGGGCGCAACAAATCTGCGTAGTCTACAATGACCATACCGGGCTCTATACCCCTCTTTACTAGACGGGCAAGGTGTGCCTTGATTGTGTTCGTAGATGCAGACTTGGTTGGATATTCCTTGACGATTAGTGTTCCGTCAAGATCCTTGATCTCTTCAAAGATTTCATCCTTGAAGTTACCGAGATCGGATAGAGGATACTGTGTGATACAAGAATCGTAGCGACAAGCAACAACTGTATCCTGCAACTCCAAAGTGTAATGAACAACAGTCTTGCCTTCCTTGATAGCCTGAGATCCAAGGTGAACAAGAGCCATAGACTTACCTGCCCCAGTAGGAGCAATAACGACACCAAGCTCGTTTCTACCAAGTCCACCGCTAGTGATGTTGTCAATTTCGTTCCATCCTGTTGTAACTGGTAGTCTGAACTTTGGCTTGTATCGCTCTTCAAAGTCTGCAATGAAATCGTGTCCAAAGTTGTTCTCTGAACCTAACTTGAGTGCATCGTTGATAACTTTTGAGATCTCATCGAATGAGCAAGTCTGAAGAAGATTAACAGACTTCATCATAGCTTCCTTCAACTTCTGCTTGCGACAGAAATCAAGAGAAGTCTCCTTGATGTAGTCTATGTCATCAGCAATTTCATTTGTATGGACTCTCGCAAAGTAGTCACGAACTTGCTGTTGGGTTACTTCTGACTCTCTATCGAGTTCGGTCCGAAGGATGGAAATCATAGCATTTGTGGAAGGATGCTTTCCATACTTTGTTCTGTATTCCACAATCTTCGCAACAAACGTGCGAAGGTATTCAAGTTCTAGAAACTCAACATCTAGAACTTCAGTGATCTGATCTGCGAAGGGTCTGTCCTCAAATATGAGTTGAACAAGCCCCTCTTGGAAGGACTTACCGTACCTCCCAAAGTCTGCTTTGTGTGCAAGCATGTCTCTCCTAGGTCTCGCACTACTAAATATAACACACCTAGATTAAAAGTCAAGGCGAGTTAGAACTTTTTTTTAGTCTTGACAGTGGCTAACTATTTCATTGACTTAGAGCCACGACACTTCCACTTCTTTCGTGAAAGATCGTTAGCGCAAGGTGGGTTCTTACACTTTTTGATCTTTGCGGATCGTGCGCAGTATGCATCACCCTTCTTGGTACCGGGACGAATGCGATCGCCACCACCCTTAGCCTGCCCAGCTTGTCCAAAAGAACGGCACTTGCCATTTACTCGTTTTGCAAAGCGTTTGCCCTTGGCAGGTTTACAAGGTTTCTTCTTTTTCTTTTCAAACAAACCAACTCTTTCAAACCTATTATTTGCCACTAAAATATATTTACCTTTGTCATTTTGTCTAATATCAAAAATTGCTTGTTCTTTATGAGGGTTATTATCAAAATTCTTAATAAGTTCCATTATATTGTGAATGCCTTCTCTGCCTAGATCGTATTTTAGATGATGAATAGGCACACCCTCTTCTGTCGTCGCCTCTTTGTCATACATTTCAATCAATTGATTACCGAATAAAACAAACAATTCTTCTACGCTAAGTCTAGGTCTTGCCATTACCCCAAGAGTTTTTGCATTACTGTAGTAATCTCTTGGATCACCGCTGTCTAAAAAATCTTGTTCAAATGATTCAAGAACAGTTTGAATTTCTTCTTTAATTACAGTAGAAAGATAGCTTCTGGAAATCTTACCATTGTTAACGCCTTCTTTCAATTCGTCATCATCAGAACGATCAACAATATCATCAAGGTCGTCAGCCTGCTTCTTATGCATAGTAGTAGACTTTTTCAACTGCTTAGAAATCTTCTTTAATTTTTCTTCATCAGCCTTGGTGTGTGATTCTTCCACGACTTCTTGTATAAGTTTTATTAATTCTGTCTTTGTGAGTTTCATCCTTTCTTTCCTGCCTTTGATTTTTTACCCCACTTGCCTCTTTTGCCACATGCGCCGGGGGTAGGTCTACATGAAGGATATTTTGATCTCTTTTCGCTGCCGCTGCGTCCACAGGGGGAGCATTTCTTTCTGCCAGTTTTCTTGTCTTTGCGACAAGTATTGCAGTCAACCCAGCCACCTTTCTTGCCGGGAGCACCCTTGCGACCAAACCAGTCTTTGAGGCTACTCTCGGAAGAAGGCTTAGCCGTTAACTTTTTTTTTTCGGCTATGACGGCTGCGTATTCCTCTTTAATGATCTGAAGAAGGTGATCGTCAAACTCGATGCCTTCGTTCTTTTTCTTTGACTTGTTGCCCCAGTTAGCAGCACCAACCTTGCGGCATTTGACAAGTGCGCCACTGGCGTAGGCAGATGGCCACACATCGTAGCGAGCCTTTACCTTGTGATAGCAGGCGTCTTTCTTGCCGCCACTTTTCTTTTTCTTCTTTTCATCTAATTCAACTTCCTCTTCGTTGAGAAAATCTTCATCAAATTCGTAAAGTTCTTCCATTTACTACACCTCGGTAGTAAATAGTGTCATTTCTCATTACATTCCCTTGAAATTTTGTTTAGGAATGTTTTTAACTCTTCCCAATTTAACTCACCAAAGCCATCTTCTAACATAAGCCTGAGAAGTTCTGTTTTTTGAAAATCACATTCAAAGTTTTCAAGCCCATAATCAATGGTCTGCTTGCCCTGAACAGAGATAAGAGGAGAATATAGCTGCATCATGTCGTAGTTGTGTTCGATAAGGGCACGAGAACTAACAATGTTCTTATAAACTTTTAGTTTTGATTCTATGTTCTCACAATGATCAATGAGTTCATCAATTGTGATAGAACGCTCCTCTGCCATAAAGGGTAGCTTACCAGCAATTGTTTTGAAGCCAACACGACTAACACCCGGAAGGTTATCGCTTGAGTCACCAACCATTGCGCGGGCGAGAGCCATGTTTGTCGGATGGATACCGAGTGACTCAACCACAGTCTTCTTTGTTTCAATCTTATCTGTCGTTGGTCTGTAGACTACAGTTTCCTCGTCACACAATTGCAAGAAGTCCTTGTCGTTTGAGACAATTACCTTTTGCCAACCATCATAATGTCGAGAATTACAAACATACGAAATGATATCATCTGCCTCAACCCTTTCCAACATAAGCTGAATGATGGGCATGTGGTTGAAGTATTCAATTGTTCTCATCTGCTGCCACAATTTGTTCTGTAGCTCTTCATTTTCAGTTAGATTGTGAACAGCGCGGTTCAAACGCAGGGGCTTACGACCTTCTTTGTAGTTTGAGTTCAGAGTCTTACGCTTTTGTGAACCATTGGGTCCATCCCAGCAGATAACAATTTCATTTGGCTTTGTAATTCTTACCAATTTTTGTAAAATCTTGAATGATCCCTTGATGCCACCGATTGGCTGTCCGTGCTGAGACAGACTGGGATCAACAATAAACGCCCTCAAAAACATATTGAGGGCGTCGATAACGAGTACACGCTTCATAGATTACCTCCACCCCATAATATAACAGGGTGGAGGCACGCTGTCAAGAGGCTTTGTCTACCTCATAGAACTCTGAAGCATCGCCTTCACGCTTATCAAACTTCTGGACTACAACTTCATCCATCTTTTCCATAACATGCTTCTTAAATTCTTCGTCTTTCTCAAGAAGAGTTACCCACTTGCTGGGCTGGAACCGCTTGGAGTAGCTGCCATGCTGAAAAGTATACCAAGAACCTGAAACATCCATAAAGTTCTTGAGAGCCTCAAACCAAGATGCCTCATCTTGAACGCCAACATGGTCTGTTCCCCAAAGAATACGGAATGTACAGTTTCTTCCCTGTGTTCCAAAGCGAGACTTTTCAAGTTTTACCTTAACCTCGGATCCAATACGGAAACCGTTGTCATCTTCGATGTATGCTGCCTTGCTCTTACGACCTGTAAGCCAGATACGAAGAGAATAGGAGTAGTGCATTGCCTTACCGCCCGGAGTGATGTAAGGGGTTGTCATTGCAATTTGACGAGCCATCGGTCCCTGTGGGATGTTTGTCTTCAACTGGTTGAGGACAAGGAAAGTTGCCTGTTTATCTGCAAGCGGCACAATCAACTTTGACATACCCTTGGCAAGAATACGTGCCTTGGTTGCCACTGAAGATTGTGGGTTGAAGTCCCCTTCAACATCTGATACTGAGGGAGTGAATGCGAGGGAGTCCCAGATAAATAACATCTTGTCGTCTGTCGCACCAAGAATGTCTTCAATTGTCTCAAGCACAAACTCAACAGATGGTGTCTGAATATACATAAGTGTTTCTAGATCACAACCTGCACGTTCCAAAAAACCGGGATCAATTGCAGACTCTGAATCAAAGTATACAACTCCAATACCCATCTTCTGTGCATTTGCTGCAATCTGTGCTGCGAGGAAAGACTTACCTGTTGCCTCAAGTCCTGCAAGTTCTGTTACCTTTCCAACTGGAATACCTGCGTACTTGCCCTTGCAGATAATTGAGTCAAGCCATCGAGATCCTGTAGGAATCCATAACTTTACTTCTGTCGGGTTATCTTCACGAAGGTCATGTGCGACATTACGCTTTGCCTTCTTGTTTATCATTGCTCTAAGATCGGACATAGATACACGCCCAGCCTTAGCTGTTGCTTTAGCCATATAGTTCTCCTTTATTTAATTTTTCTTTTCTTTATTTTTCTTTAATTTCGAGCCGAAGCTCATTAGTAATTATAACATACCAAAAGCAAAAGTGCAAACAAAAACCCCCACCTTTTTAGGGGTGGGGGCGACTGGAGCGGTACGCTTTTACTAGCCAGCCATCAGATCATCAAACGCCTTATCAACGCTTGACTTCTGGTTGTATTGTGTAGTCTCACGGGAACGAGACTCAGCAGACTTGTCACCCGAAAGCATGGAGTCAAGAATTGCACTGACTTCCTTCGGGCTATGACGGGTGAAAAGTGCGTCGATGTCGGGCATGTTCTGGAGCAGACCCGGAATTGCGTCTGCATCCTCAAGAAGTGCAGTGGTGTTACGACGCATCTTCATGTTGGTTTGTGGGTATGCACCCGGACGAGTTGGCTTGGTGTAGGTGATAGTGATGTCAGTGCCGCCCTTGGGATCGGTGATGTCACCATACTCTGGGTCAAGGATGTAACCAAGAAGCAGTTCGTATGCCTGTTTGCCGTAACCATAGACCTTGATGCCCTCGGACTCAAGACCACGAACAACTACCGGTGAGAAGTAACGAGTGCGAACAAAGAGAGACTTTGCAAGCTTCTTGGTTTCCTCGTCGTTGCTTTCAGTACCATCACGCCAAAGCTGTGATGCAAAATCGCAAATCGGGCACTCTTCACCGAAGTTGCGCTTCGGGCACATCACACCAGCGCGATGACCTTCGATGTTGTAGTGGAAGAAGACTTCCTTGAGTGGGTCTCCGTCTGCTGCGGGTACGATACGAATGTCAGTATCTCCCTCTTCTGGCTTGAACCACACACTGGTTCGGTCGCTCTTTCCTTCTCCACGAAGTGCGGCGAGCTTCTTCCGCATAAGTTCCATGTTGATTCCCATAATGTTCTCCTTGTGTTGGGCTATAGTATGACGAGCGTTCCTCGCCATCTCAATGTAACACGCTCTCCAAGTCCTGTCAAGCGTATTTGTTTTGGGTGATGTTTAGAGCGTTCCCTTGCTCATCTCTAATGTAACGTGATCAGCCTGTGCTGTCAAGTACTAATCCTTGAATAAAATTTGTATGTGCTACGCAGAATCCAAAATCGCTTTCGTAGGGTGACTCATAGATAGCATAAGTCACATTCTTGAATGCATTCCGGGGTTTGCTTTTGAGACTCTGGACTACCTTCGCATGAAGCTTGCCATCGTTCTCTAAGCGCTCAGTTGCTATACATAAATAGTATGCTACGTCACGATCTTCCTGTAAATCATAGTACCATTGCTCGCTTAGTTTGTCAACCGAAATGATGCCAACAGAGCGTATTTTCTGTACCTCTGAGGGCTTGGAAAGATTACCTACAAGCGGTGTCGTATGATCAAATACATTTAGATAATGAACAGCATAATAGATGTTTTTGTTTATCATCTCAAAGTATTTTTTTATTGGTATCTCACCTATTGTCTTCTCGATGGCTGGGTTAGAGAAGATTGTAAAACTGTTGAACAAACCAGATCTTGCGTATTCTTGTAGGATACCAAAGATTGCTCTCTCTTGTAATTTTACTTCTCCAATTAATAGGTCTACATCTGGCTTTATGTAGAAAATGTCTATCTGCCTGTCCTTTATCTGTTCCAGTATTGCCAGTGTATAGTTCGCAGAAAATGATGATCCGCAAAGGAACACCTGAACTCTGCTTTGTATTGCTTCTTTTGTCTTGTAAGAAGATAGTTTGGGTGCCTCTCTCTCACAATCTTCTGCTTTTGCTACTCTTGGTAATTTTCTCGTATACTTTGTGTTTTCTTGCTCAGGAGAGAACAAGAAACAATTATATTCTTTATGGTTCTCGAATAGAGAAACCATATTGCAGCCTGCTTCGCCTATGCCTATCAGCGAAATCATAGTTTCAATTCCTTCAACTTTCCGTAGTTCTTGCCTGCCTTTACATTTGCCATAAATCTGCCAAGTTTATTGTTTTCAAACACCTCCTTTAGTTCAGGTATAAGATATTTGTCTTCTTCCTTAATGTCAAGGACAATTTCATCATGAACAATGAAAGCAACCTTTGATTCTGTATTTTGAAGGACGCGATCAAATTCTACAGCACGATCGATAGTGAGATCGGCAGTGGTGCTCTGGATGATATAGTTGAAAGCTCTGCGCTCATCAACAGGAATTTCACGACCAAAGGTTGTTTTGACACGATCACCATAGAAATAGTCACCGATGACACGCTCACGATTATAAACAGAGCCGTTTAGGGACATATCGTTGTAATTGTAGAATGACGAGAAAAAGCGGACCTTCGCCTCATCACGATCAATGGGGTGATCCCTGTAAAGATGTCTCATATTCCACAAGTGAATGTCTTCTTCTGGCTGCTCATGCCCCGAGAGCGACAAAAAGGTTCTGACCTCTGCGCCATTGTAGTCGAAAGACACAAGCCAGTCGTTTGTGGGCTTGATTAGTTCACGAAACTTTGACTTCATGGTCAGAATAGGATTGCTTGTTCTTTTGGTTGTAAGACGCCCTGTGACAGTTCCAAAAAGATTATAGTCAACGTAGTGCGACTTATTTTTTACAAGCATTCTGATGTCTTCTCGGTCGCTTGTAGTGGTCATTAGGTGGCGGCAGCCATCTACATTGATGTTCAACTTCTGGTATCTGATCTTATGTAGCAACTTGTAAGTACGATCAAGGTGATCGTAGTTTTGTGGTGGTGAGTAGGTCTCAAAGACGTGCTCTGTGATGTTATTTCTCATTTCACAAAACTGTAACAAGAAGTCGCTTGGCACGAGATCAAAGAAGCAGTTATCTGTCAAGTTGATCTTGGCAATCTGAAACGATTTGAGATAAGCCTTGAAAGTTTTCTGTAGTTCAGAAAGCTCTTCTTTTAGTTCTGGTGGGCAGACTTCCTCAAGCTTTTTGCCACCACAATACAGCCAAGCATATCTGATATTGGGATCAGTTATGGAGCCTGTGTATTTCCATGTCTTGGTAAGTCCTGTTGGAATACTGTCAAAATTCAGCTTTCCATCAACATAGACACCAACACATTCTGATTTGTCATCAAGTGTTTGGAATATCATCCGTCCTCACGTTTTGCTCTGTCCCTAACAATATAACTCAGGGATCCTCTGTAGTCAAACGGTTGAGATACAAATCTTTCAAAGTAGCCAAGAGCAGTGCGAAGATCTTTTACCCTTGACAAATTCACAATATCGGTTATAATTAGATCCTGCTTTGCTTTTGTATGTTGATCTTCTTCTTCTAAAAATCTTAACATACAATATAACTTTATAAAATAACTTTCATTATATAAATTATTAATTTGTTCTATAGTGTATTCTTTTGGTGTAATAATAATTATTTTTCCAGTACAATCATCAATTTTTGTTGCTTTACTTGAAAGTATATTATATAAATTTAATAATTGTGATTGTAAGTTTGTATAATATGAATAATGAACTGTTCTGAATGCAATATTAATTACTGAGTCTGTGTTTGCATAGCCAAATCTTTTAGCAAAATCTTGCATCGCTATTGAATCCAAGTCTGCCACTATTCTCCATGGTGCATTTATATCAACCATAAAACCAAAAGAATTGCAAGCATTTAAGTAATATTCAAAATTTGGAGATTCAACAAAATCTGTAATTTTTTGATCATCGTTTTCATATACCAAATCAGATATTTCAATTGACAAGCCATTATTCATTATTGAGTTATATCGACTTCTCACAAAACCTGTTTTTGTTATTGGAAATGATCGACCAACAGATTTAGAAAAACTTTTCAAAAATTCTATAAACTCATCAAAATTTGTTATTACAGCTTTTTTTTCATTTTTTAGTGTTTTCATGGCTGAAACAACACTATTGAAATAATTTGCATAAGCTGTATTCGAGTTTTGGTATCCCTCATATGGTTTGAGAGTAGACAAATATGGATCTGATTTTCGTATCTTGCCAGTCTGTGCCGATCTTTCAAAATGTCTGTGTAACATATTAAATGCAAGAGCAACAAAAGACATAACTTTTATTCTTCCAGTTGTGCTGTCAGATTGTCGCAAAGATTCTATACTTACAAATCCTTGATTTGGTTCAATAGAAACAAAGTCTCTGTTTACTCTGCCATATAAGAACTTTTCTGCAAAATTAAAATCTACAAGGCAAGAATATTTTTGAGCTAGTTGCAATAGTTCAGAACGATAAACAATTCCTTTATCATATAGATTTTCAGTTGATTCAGAATCAGATTCTTTATAAAATGTTGACATTTATCTCTCGTTTACTGTTGATTGTAAAGCTTGAACTTTACATTTTTTTACATTTTCAGGCTTGTTTTGTTTTTCTCTTTTTTCACCACCCTCATCTTTTATAGCCTTGCCGCCTTTGCTAGCAACCCAAGCTGCATTTAGAACAGTCTCGGCATTTCCGGGGCTAATTTGGTGAGTAGTTTTTGTTATCATGTAGTAGCCCCCAATACCATATCTTGTCAGATCCTCAGTGGATGTTGGATCAAAACCTCTTGGCTCAACATAAATATATGTTCCGGGGAATGTTTGTGGATTTAAAAATGTTGTAATATTTGCATTATAAACTTCTCTTAATTGTGTTAGCCCATCAAAGCCCTCTTGCTCAAACCTCAATTCTTTAAGACCGGGGGTTGTTGTTTTGTCAAGAGAAATATTTTTGACAATACCTTTTCTTGCTCCCAAAACATAGTGAAAAACACCGTTTTCTGAATCTTTCTGTTTATCGCCTGTGTAAGCATCTATAGGATATTTTCTTCCAATTGTAAAAATATAATAATTGATCATATCTTCAATATTAAGAGTTTTTCTAAAATCCTCTTGAGGTCCAGAGATTTTTAAAATCGGTAATTTATTTTTTAACATTTCATTGTTTAACAATAAACAGTTCTTTTTTGAAAATCCACCTCCTATACCCTCTAAAATTAGATTTGATAAATCATCTTTTGCACCACCTTCTTTCATGTTATAAGCTAACACTGA